AGAAGTATATGCGTTATTGGATGATAATGATAAAAAGGAATTAAATGAGGACGGACCATTTGAATTCAGTCACCAAGTTTTAGATACATCTCAAGAAAATGTCAAAACTGTAACAAAGGCAGAGGATTTGTTTAAAAAGGAGGAACAGGAATTTGATTGGGATGATATTTAAATATCACTATCACTGAATTCTTCTAGAAAAAGGTCATCTTCTTCAAAAGGTTCAGGAGAAGTATCATTATCACTATTTAAATATTCATTTTGTTCATATATACTAGCCATAATGGCATTCTGCATAATTCTATTTTCAACAAATTCATTTTCAACATTAATTATTTCATTTACAAAGGTTCTTTGATTAATTAAATTTCTTCTTCTAGGTCTATATAAATTTTCTATTGGATTATTGATAAATCCTATATTATGAAATAGTTGATTATAATTGTGATCTATTTCATTACCTGAAGAATCTTCTAAGAGAGGTATATCTTCTTCATCATCGCTATCACTTTCATTATCTTTTACCTCTTTAGAATCTAATTCAAATCTACAAATAGGACATTTTGCTTGTTCTTCTTTTAACCAAGTTTTTATACCATCTGGATCAAAAATATGACCACAAGGTAATTGAATAACATCTTGTCCTTCTTCAAAATCTACAAACATAATACAACACGAATCTTGTTCAAATTTTTCTTTACTGTATTTTACAGTTTTTAATTGTTCATTACCTTTATCAGATAGAATTTTTTTATATGGAGTTTTTTCCATTAAAAGAGAATCATTTAAAATTCTATTTAAAGTTGAACTTTGACTAATTTGAGCATTTACAAAATTATTAGCTAATGGTAACATCGCTAAATTTGAATTCATATTATTACCATTTAAGATATTTACTAACATTCCTAGAAACTGAGCGCGAGGATTATTAGATAAATCATGTATTCTATCGTTAATCAAACTATGAAGAAAAGTATTTGATATATCACGTTCCATATTAGTAAAGTATGTTATATTATATTTAAATTTTTTACTTATAAACATAAAGTAAAAAATTTATTAGAACATTTAAATTTATCTATCTTGACACCAAACAATAATATTTTCCTCGAGAGCGTCATATCTCTTATGATTTACTAGATCTTGAAGCATTGTAAATGGAGTAACCTCTCTAAGAGCTTCGATACCCTTGTTAACAAATATATTTAGTAGTGTGGAACTATATCCACTTAGGAATGTAATATTCCTAGTAAATGTAGTAGCTGGAAATCCTGTAGTCTTTCTAAGATTCCAAAATAGAATATGAGGAGGGTCATAAGGACTGCGATGACTGGTTCGCATTCCTGCTTCAGCAAATTTTCTCTTAATTTGAAGATAAGCATCCTCGAAAATATTTCCATTGTGATAACCACAATCAAACTGCATATCACTAAACACGGCTAGAATCATCTTTCTAACAGTATTAGGATCAATATCATTTTCTACTAGAGCCTCAATCATTTTATCTAGAGCTAGATGGAAGTCTGTATTCATTCCCCAAGCCATCCTTCTCACTGTTTGAGCTTTATCTACAAAATCTTTACAATCATTTGTTCTAACCCACTTTGGAATAGCATCAAAAGTTAGGATTCTATCTCTAAACGCCGGATGACAAATCTCACTAATCCTGATAGATAGTCCAATAGCATTATTTAGTGGAAGACCATCGTCACATTCCATTGAACCTGATGTATCACACATAGCAACAATTGGAAGATTTTCTAGACCCTTATTGTTTTCAGCTTGACTCTCCCACTGAAGATTAATAGTTTTTCTAAGGGTTTCATTATCATCTCCCCTTCCATTATATGAATAACCGTCCTTTGCTAGTTGGCCAACATCTAGACGCTTACCGTGAACCTTCGCACTTTTATCACCCGAAATAGCCTTTTCTACGTGTGCCTTATAATTACTAGCACATTGAATTCGATCATCTTCAGTTGAACGTTGTTCACCCTTCTTAGTCTTATTGAGAATAGCAAGTTTTTGTTTTCTAAGAGTAACAGATGTAACCTTGTTGAAATCAATCCTGCTCCACTCCTTACCAGCCATATGAACCTGTGGAGTATCGCTACCGCCATCTGCTCCAGATAGCTTCACAATTAGCTTTTTTAGATGAATACGCTGCTTTGTCAGGGCGCTATCCATATGTTTACGGTTTTTCCAACCACCTTGAGGTTCAACAATAAACTCTGGATACATTAGTCTAGCAGTTCTGTGGAAAATCCAACTAAATTTTTTACTTGACTTCTCGCGTGGAAACCATCGTCCTAGAAGACTGACTGGCTTTCCCTCAGTTAGTAGCTGTTCATCCATTCTTAGAGCAGGAACAACAATTTCACTAAGAATACGCTCTGATAGAGGATGATCTTCTCTGTGAGTTTTAGTCTTAAGATAATAGAGGAAATATTTTACATCTTTCCAGGAACCATATTGGTGCCCATCTAGAGAAGGATGAGTTGAACTAACAACGTGAACAAATGCCATAAATGCTAGTTCAGGACTAAATCGACTCCAAACCTCGAGCTGCATCCAGGTAAGATCCATCTCACCCTTTCCATTCACAATGTCTCGTGTTTGTCCAATTAGTTTATACAGTGTTGTAAGAAGAAGTTTGTCTGTCTCCCATCTCATACCCCTGAGCATTTTTTCTAGGCGTCCCTCCAAATCGCTAGTATCTTTACTACGAACAAGCTGAAAGAAGAATTGTACAACTTGCTGTTCATAATCAACGGCCCACGTGTTTTCAACGTGACCTTTTTCGCCAAGTTGCTTGGCAGTGAGGTGTTTATCAAATGCGGATACGATACTACTCATAGTGTGTATATAAGGGGAGGTCTCTTTAAGTTAATTTCCGTCTAGATTTACGTTTATTCAATTTTCGGATATATACCTTTTTAGTAGTGTTTTTCTTTGCTTTGGTATCATCATAATACAATATATGTAAACTGTTTAGATCTTTGAACAAATTTATTGTATCATCCCATTTTAACTCTGATAAACTTGATTTTACGGTTAAAAAATTAAAATTATCATTATTTTTTAAATATAAACCTAAATCTTCAGGAGATAAATCAATATTATACTGTAATATACTTATTAATTTATGATTTGTATTGTTGTGTATTTTATTTTTTTTCAATAAAAAAACAAGTTTTGTTTTATCTATTTTTTTATCTTCTAACATAATATCTTCCTTTTTTACATAGTAAATCTTGTTTTCCTTATTAATATAAACATAAAAGACTTTTATTAATTCATTTTCTTCTTTATAAAAACTATTATATTCCTTTTCTTCTTCTTCTATTTCTTTAATCCAGGAATCATCTAATTCTTCTACATCACTTTCTATTTCATATTCACTCATTAATATGAAATAGTAAAAAAGTTAATTAATTTAAACTAATTTGTATATTTATTCATCTTCTTTTTCCTCCTCCTCTTCTTCGCTTTCTGTTTCCCATTCATATTGCATATTCAATATCATTTGCTTATTCCATTCAGCTTCTGCTTTTAATTCTTCTTCAGTTTTAGTATCTTCTTTTTTAAAAGGAACAAATTTGGGATCTTCTTTTATTTCTCTTTTCTTCTTTTTCTTTTCTCTTTTTTGTTTTGTTTTACTATTTTTCAGTGCCGCATTAATATTAAAACCACAAGTAGTTGCTCCAGCTAACATTGGTCGCCCTAGACTATCTTTTTCAACATTATCGAAAATACTTGGACCTCTTCGACCGTGATTATATCTAAATTTTCCAAATCCGCCTTTATTATATCTAGGCCTATTGTCTTGATTATTATTTCTTTTAGGTTTAGTAAATGAATTTGACGATTCTGGTTTTGGAAATCTACTATTTCTTTCAGGACTTTTGCTTCTCTTCCATCTAGAATTTGTTTTTTGTGGTCTTTTAAAATTATTTCTAGAACCAGGTGGATTATATTTATTACCAGAAGAATCAGTAGAACCGGTTGGTTTTAAACAGCTAAATCTATTGTGTGACATTGTGTTAATTATATTCTATTAATAAGAATTATATTTATTTCAATTTTGTAATATACTTAAAGGACTTATAGTATATTTACTTGTCTCTTAACAGCAAACTTTTTTTCTTTTTTTTTCTTTAATCTAAAAAATTAAATTGGCTAGTATATGACTTTACAAGAGACAGTATCAATATGAAAATTGATATCATTATTTGATAATGATATTTGTATTATTATCAAATGAACAATCCTTCAATATGTATTCCAAAAGTAGATCACAATATTACTAAAAAATTTATTTACACCGTATTTAATCGATATAATTTTGGGGAAATAAAAAAAATAGATATGATTAAAATTAACAAAGGATATAGAGTATTTATTCATTTTAAATGTTGGAATGATAGTGTTAATAGCTTAAAAGTTAGAGAATTATTAAGTTTGGGACAAGATTTTAAAATTATGTATGTTGAACCCTGGTTTTGGAAATGTATAAATGTATATTAATACTATTAGTAAATTTTAGTTCATTTTTTTTAGTTCCTTTTTTTACAATTGGGTAAAAGATTCCCACTTTTATCATATACAGCCTGCCCTGCTGCTATCCACAATTTTTCAAAATCATCCGCTTCTTTATTTATTTTTTTTAAAGATTGAGCTAATGAATCCACTTTACTATCTTTATATTCTTGGTATAAAGCCTTCCATTCTGCGTCTTCCTGTTCTTTCGTTTTTGGCATATATTCTTGCTTAATATATTAATTTTTAACTAGTTTTTTACGACAATCTAATAACCATAAAAACTCTTCAATTTTCTTTTTTTGCTTCTGACGTTTCTTTGCTGCTATACCAATTAATTTATTGTAAACATTATGTTCAACAGGAATTTTATATAATTTACCATATTTATTCAAGATTTCTTCCATTTCAGGTATAGGAATTATACCTTTATTATTATAAGATACTAATATAAAATTTGATTTTGTATTTTTTATTAAATCGGCAAATGA